TGGCTCCCTCCGGTTGTGTACGCTGGCTGATGCCCAAGCCTGCGCGCTCCATCATGGTCTCGGCTGCACGGTAGGCAAGGGCAGGGTCCTTGCTACCCATGATACGCATCATGGTGTGGGCACCCATGATGGCCGCGTCCCCCATCAGGGTGCGCGCCAGGTCTGTCATGAGCTGCTGGGCCTGGGGTCGGGCGAGCATGACGTATGCGGCTGTGCGCTCAATCCCGAGCCCGCGAGCGAGTTTGGCGACTGACGCGCCGGTGTTGACGCGCAGGGCGATCAGCTGGATCGCCGCGTCGCTCAGGATGCAGTCGGCCATGGCGTTGCGTAGCTCGAGCGCTTTGGCGTTGGCCTTGTCCTGAGCGATCGTGGGCGTGAGGCGGCCGAGCGGCATGCGGTTGGCCCGGATACGGCGCTTCGGTGCGACCTTTGAAGAGGGCATTTGTGGGCGTCCGCTGTCCAGTTTTCTGTTGTGACCATAGATGGCACGGGCACGGATGGCTGCGCTAGGGCCGGATAGTGACTGTTGCGCAATGCGACCTGTCTCGCTTCGCTCGATCGGTGTGCACGGGGCCTGTGTGACGGCCAGGCTGCGCCTGCCCGCCGGGGAGCTGCGCTCCCCCGAAGAAGGTCGAACCCACCATCCCGTGTGCGCAGGCGCCGCCCATGCGGTGCACCGCGGCGTTCTTCATTGCCGTCTAAGGTCGGGTTCGCTCTGTCGCCTTGCCGCACGGAGCCAAGAAGCGCTCGCCGTCGGCCAGGACCGGCTCACGGTGTTCGCCTTCAAGCAACAGGCAGTCGCAGGTCCGCTCGCAAGCTCGCCGCTGCGCGCCTGCAACAGCCTGTCACTTGATCCTGTCCGCCGGCGATCGCTGGGCTCCTCAACGGCAAGGCGCCATAGCAAACCCTTACGACCTACGCCGGCAACAAAGAACCCCGCTGAATTGGTGCACCACATGGGCGACGCCCGCATTCTGGCACACGGCACGGTGGGTTCGACCTCCTCCTCTTAGGAGAGAGCTTTGCCGAAAGAAAGAGCCCGACGCTGTTCAGCGATCTGGCTCTTGAAGGCAGCTCATGAATCAAACCCACGACACAGCGCGAGCCTCAGCGCTGTGCTTTCAGCCTCAATCACCATCGTCATTCTGGAGAACACCATGTCCACACTCACCGTGCTCGTCTGCGGCGGCCGCGACTACAGCGACCGTCTGCGTCTGTTCAAACTGCTCGACTACAACCGGGCCAAGATCGGCCTGCTCGTCCATGGCGCGGCCAAGGGCGCTGACTCGCTGGCCGGCGCGTGGGCCTTGTCCCGCGGCGTCCGCCAGCTCGCCTTCGCGGCCGAGTGGAAGAAGTACGGCCGCAAGGCCGGCGCGATCCGCAATGTGCAGATGCTGCGCGATGCGGTGCCCGACCTCGTCGTCGCCTTCCCCGGTGGGGTGGGCACGCAGCACATGATCGGCATCGCCCGCAAGGCCGGTGTGCGGGTCATCGAGGTGCCCGGCGAGACCATCGTGCAGTCGCGCCAGCGCGAGCTGCTCGATGCCTGCGCCTCGCACACCGATCAGGCGGTCCTGTGATGGACCTCACCACAGCTTGCGTGAACTTCATCCTCGGCGTGCTCAACCAGCCACCGATGGATGAGGTCGACCACGACTGGTTCTACAGCGACTGGGCCGGGCGTGCGCCCCGCACCACCAAGGAACGCTTTGAAGATCTGCTGATCTCGCGGGATCCGTGCCCGCGGGAAGACTGAGCCACGCCATCAACCATCGTCATTCATTGGAGAAAACCATGCTTACGATCACTGCCATCCTCGCTGCCGTGCTGGCAGCCGTCGTCTACTTCGCCGAGAAGCTCGCCTTCGCCATCATCCTCTACCTGCTGTGCCGCTGGGCGTTCCGCCGCAGCAAGCCGCTGATCCGCGGCCTGCTGCGCGAATGGCTGGTGCTCAAGGGGCGCTGCCGGCTGTGGCTCTATGCGCTGCGCCACTGGTGGGCGATGCGTGCCCTGCGCGGCCAGCTCACCGGCGGCGCCACGCCATGATCCGCTTCCTCGTCGCCTGCCTGCTCTCGCTCGCCCTGTTCTGGGGCGTGCTGATGACCGTCGCCTTCTTCACTCTGGCGAGGGTCGATCACGAGCGCATGCACCAACCAGCCAAGCAGCGGACCGTGCCATGATCCCCGGCGTCACCTGCGAGTGCCCGGTCTGTGGCAACACCGACCTGCGGCGCAACCCGCGCACCGGCAAGCTCGAGTGCCAGCCGTGCCGCGACGATCCCCGCGATATCGACCGCCCGAGCGACAACGAACGTCGCTGGAACGAGGTGCTGTGATGCTGCGCCTGTTCCTCAAGCCAGTGCTCGCCTTGCTGGCGACACTGGCCATCGTTGTCGGCATCCCGGCCTTCATCGAGCAGCAGCGCGCCGAGCACTGCCGCCACGAATCGTTCAACACCTACGATCCCGCTTGCCACGGCAAGCGGTGAGCCACGTCTAGCGACCTCGTCACATTGGAGAATGTCATGAACCTCGTTACCGAGAAGATGCTTGCTGCCTACTTCGAGAGCCCGCCGCTCACCGACTACCTGTCGCTGCCGCACAACGGCGATCCCGGCACGCTGGGCTGCCTGATCGCCGAAGGCCCGATGCAGCGCGCTGCATGGGCAATGATCACGGCCGAGCGCAAGGCGGCCGACCGTGCCCGCCAGAGCCAGACCTCACGGCAGCGCGCCGATGATGCCATCGGCATCAACGAGCGCTTCCTCAATCCGGCACCACGGGTGCTGCCAACGGTCGCGCCCAAGCCGGCCGAGCGGCGTGAGCCGCCGCCGCGCCGCAATGCGCGGCGCTTCGACCCGGCCGAGTTTCGCGGCGACCCGCTGCTCGCCCTGACCAAGGCCGACCGCGACGCCAAGATCAATGCCTATCGCTACGCCGCCAAGGTGATGTGCCAAGAGGCCGACTGGGACGAGAACCTCGCCATCGCCGGGCCCAAGATCATCGACCAGCTGCTCTACATGTGCGAGCGGCTGGTCCACAGCGTGACCCTGAAGCAGGCCGAGGTGGCGGCCCAGCTCAAGGCGCTGGCGCGGCAGACCATGGGCGACGAGATCCCGCTGCAGCAGATCGAGCGCTGCGAGCGGCAGCTGCAGGGCCTGCGCGTCCAGCAGCGCCACTTCGAGCTGATGAACTACGCCTTCCAGCAGGAGCGCGACCCCGTGGTCTCGGCCTCCGGCCTCGACTGGGGCCGCTACGAGGGCATCAAGCAGCGCTCCGAGCGGTCGGCCCAGGCCTACCGCTCGAAGGTTCACCGCCGCAGCTCGCTGGCAGCGGTGATCGAGAACATGAGCGACGCCGAGTACGGCCGCTGGGTCGAGAACACCAAGCGCTACGAGCCGCGCCTCAACGGCGTGGCAGCCTCAGATGAGGAGGCCCGTGACGACATGCGGGGCATCCTGCCGCGCAACGACTGACCGCAGAGCGCGGCCTGCAGAGCAGGCTCGACCGAGACATCGTGGGCCGGGGTCGTATCCGGCGGCGGGGTGCTGCGGCAGGGCGGGTGGCTTGTGTATGGGCCGCTGGGGGCTGTCTCCCTCCAGCGGCCTTGGCGCACCCGTCGGGACGGGGGCTGGCTTGACGGACAGGCTGGCCCCCGTTTCTACTTCTGCTGCTGCCCACTTGTCCAGCGGCCACCAGGGAGGGCCAGGCGATGATTAGCCTCAAACAGCGCAGGGAATTGCGACATTGGTGGTATCTGCACCGCGGCACGCTGCAGTTCTTCGGCATCGTCGCCCTGAGCTTTACCGCCGGCTGGCTGCTCGCTGAGTTCACGAGCTGGTGATGGCGCCGCTGCGACCCGATCGCCACCAGTGGGAGGTCTGGCGCTTCCAGCGCGACCAGATCTACCCCGACGTGATCACCGGCATGACCAAGGACCGCAAGCGCTGGGTCTTCATCACCGCCAAGAGCGATCCCAAGGCCCACCGCACGTGGGTCTCGATCTTCGATGGCCGGCAGACCGTCTATGTGCAGGCGATTGTCGGTCCCAACGCCCACAAGCCGACGGTCAAGCTGATCCGTGAGGTCGAGGCGTGGTGAGCCTCAGAGCTGTTTCACGTGAAACACGTTTAGAGGAGATGCAATGGCTTACGAGTTCGACCAGACGGTGCTGCGGGCCGAGATCGCCGAGGCGGCCGCCTTCATCCGCGGCAAGATGCAGGCCTATGACGTCGACTGCCGATTCACCCTCAAGATCGAGATCGAGGGTTCAGCCGACAAGCGCGACGCCGTGCTCAAGTTCAACATCGACTTCAACCGCAACTACGGCGTCTCGGTGAGCTCGCCCCGGCTCGATGCCGCGCTCAACGAGCTGCTGCACCGCATGGGCTTCGACAAGGCCCATCAGGCCCTGCTGCTGACCCACGACGAGACCGAGGCGGCGAGGCTGGCCGGGTTGCAGGCACCGATACCGGCTTCGCCGGAGCCACAAGATTAGAGATTCGTCGCCGATCCTGGCGATGAACAGTCCGCCGATGCTGGCGGCAAGGAGAGAGAGATGTACGCACAGATCACGGTTGTCGGAAATCTGGGACGTGACCCGGAGATCCGCCATCTGCCGAACGGCGCCACCGCGGCCAACTTCAGCGTCGCGGTGAACGAGCAGTGGCTTGACCGCCAGTCGGGCGAGCGCATGCAGAAGACCAACTGGTTCAACATCGTGGCCTATCAGCAGGGCGAGACCGGGCTGATCACGTCGCTCATCGCCAAGTACCTGAAGCAGGGCCAGCTGGTGATGATCGTGGGCACGCCACAGAACCGCAAGTGGATCGACCAGTCGGGAGCCGACCGCTACAGCTTCGAGGTCAAGCTGGGGCCGCAGAGCACCATCAAGATGCTGGGCGGCCGGCCGAACGGCGAGCGCCGTGGCGAGGACACCGAGAGCTATGAGGGCGGTGTGCGCCGACCGGCTGGCGATGCCGAGCACGGTGCCGACGGCGAGCGCGCCGGCAGCGAGACGCCCGAGCAGCGGGCGGCGCGCATCGGCCGCCAGATGGCGGACGAAGACATCCCGTTCTAACACAGCGCGGTGCGGCAGCTGCCTTCCGGGCGGGGTCTCCACCCTGACGACCGGGCGGCTGCAGGAGCCTCCTTCCCCCCCAGGGAGAGGCACACGTCAGTGCCGGGCAGCCCGGACGGTGCTGACTCTTTTTCGTCGATGGAGATGCCCATGCCGATGCGTTCACGCCTGAAGTCGGTCGAGCCCGATCGTCATCGCCTGCGCCAGGTCCTCGAGCTGGTGCCGACGATCCCGCAGAACCGCCTCAACATGGCGACCTACTATGCGGTGCCACGCACGCTCGAGATCCAGCCGGTCGGCTGCATGCTCGGGCACTTCGCCAGGTCGGGCGGCAGTCCGCTGATTAGCCTCAAGCCGATCAACTTCTGCAGCGAGCTCAAGTCGCCGCTGATGGCCGACGTGCTGCTCGACGAGTTCCCGCTCAAGGACTGGCAGCATTACACGCTGCACTACCAGTCGCGGGAGTGCGAAGCCTTCGGGCTGACCGCGGCAATGATCTACTTCCACCTGCGCGAATGGGACACCCACCGGCTGTTCTACCCGGCAGGCTCGAGCTACGAGATCCGGCCGCCGCTCGAGAGCCTCACCTTCCGGTTGCGACAGTTCGTGGAGACATGGCCGTATGCTGCTGAGATCGGTGATCATCGAGGTGATCAAATCGCAGGCGACGATTGAATGGGCCAAGAAGCTGGCCGGCGTCTTCGTCGTCAGTTTCGTCGCTGCCGCCGGCAGCATCTGGTCGCGCCGCCTGCATCGTGAAGGCGGCCCCCATGAGCCTCAAAGCGCAGCCGACAGGCTACGCCAGAGGAACGCATGGAACAGAGGGACCAGACGGCCGCCCGGTGGGTCGCCGCCATGAGGGGCAGCTTCGACGACAACGAGCTGCTGCACAGCATCATGAAAAGCCGCTGCCGCTTCTGCGGCCTGTACTTCAAGTTCGCCATGCTGGGCGCCTTGGCGCTCGACGCCGGCGGCTCGACCAGCCTCAACCCACTGCACTGCTACGACGAGCAGGAGCGTCGCCGCGACCACGACTTCGTCAACCCGGAGAAGAACTATGCCCGCAAGAAACCGATTGAATAGCTGCCGAAGCTGCAGCGCCTGGTCCGAGCTCCTGGCGCACGCCCTGGCCGGCGAGCCGATGAAGGCGATGTGCCTCCACCCCGAATCGCCCAGCCATGGCCGCTACACGGCGGGCAGCGAGGGCTGCGACCATCACACCACCGATCCCGGCATGGCTGACTTCCCGAGCGAGCGGGCGCCCAACGCCGCCGACAGGTCGGGCCGCGGCGAGACGCTGGGCCAGATCGCCGAGCGCACCGGCATGAGCGTGGCCGACCAGCTCAAGGCGGTGTTCGGCGCCGACAAGGTCACCATCATCAGCGACGGCGCGGCGGCCATCCGCTTCGTCAACCAGGCGGTCGACAAGGTGCTGCCCGACGGCCGGGTCGAGCGCCAGGTCACGCGCCAGTCGATGGTCTCGGGCAAGACGCGCACGAAGAAGCTGGTGGCCACTGCCGAGCAGTGGGCGGCGCTGGACAAAGGTGCATTAATACAGAACGCTCTCCCTCACCTGTCGCTGGATGACCGCGAGTTCATCCTGACCGGCATCACCGGCGAGGAGTGGGATGATGCTTTCCCCGAGGAAGATGAGGCTGATGAGGGAACGCCTCCTGCTCGGCCCTGACCGGAAGCCGACGCGGGATGAAGGCCCTTATGCCATCCGCAACCAGCGGCCCGAGCCGGAGTGCCGCTATGTCATCGACGACTTCGAGCAGCGCAGCGCACTGGAACGCTGGCTGCTCGACTACAGCCCGGACAGCGACGCCTATACCCAGGGTCGCATAGCCGTCGAACGGTCAGCCACGGCGTGGCTGGTCAGGTTCCGCGATGCGCGGACCGGGCAGGAGCGGACGCTGGCCGTGCCCATGGTGGGCGTGCCGGCGCCGCCCGGATTCAAGGAGACGACATGACAGAGAGTGCGCTCGAGAAGCATGGCTTCATCCCGTTCAACCAGCTCGAGCCGGTGTTCTTCGCCGTGGCGTTGTCGCCGATCTTCGACGGCACCGCCAAACAGATCCCCGGCTACAAGGCAGTGATCCGCACCGACACCGGCGACGCGCTGGCGGTGCACAGCGACAAGTATTCGCTGGTGCTCTACCAGGTTCACTTCGACGCCTTCGAGAAGGCGATCCGGGAGTCGGAGCTCAAGTGGCAGACCATGATCGTCAAGACCGACATGGCCGACAACGGCGCCAAGTGCTTCCGCCAGTATGTCTTCCCCGATCACATGGTCGAGTTCGAGACCGGGCGCAGCGGGCGCCGGCGGATGGCGCTCTCCATCATGATGATGGACAGCTACGACGGCTCGATGCGCTTCCAGGGCCGCTGCGGCTGCTTCGACTTCATCTGCTGCAACGGTGTGGTCAGCGGCAAGACGATCGACGCGATCGGCTTCAAGCACACCGGCGACATGGAGATCAAGATCGAGGGCGCGGCTGAGCGCCTGACGCTGGCGGCGACCAGCTTCCTCGAGACCATGGACCGCTACCAGCGCTGGCCGCAGATCGAGCTCTCGTCGATCGAGTTCAGCGAGCTGGTGGCCGACATCCCGCAGTCCAACCCGCGCCTGGTCGACCAGCTGACGGCGCAGTTCGCCCGCGATCAGGGCGTCTCGCTGTGGGACGCCTTCAACCTCTTGACCACGTGGGCCACCCACGACGTGCCGATCAAGACGCAGAACGACCGCCAGAAGCGGGTTGGCGCCCTGGTCGAGGGCGAGCTGTGGAAGGGGCTCGAGAAGGTCGGATGATCCGGCGCAGCTTCAACGTGATCGACCGCCAGCACGACTGGATCGGCGCCTGGGAGACCGCGCCGCTGGTCTATGATGCGCTCACCAAGGCCGACATCGGCCGGCGGGTGATCTATCACAGCCACGGCATCTACAACGAGGTCGGGGTGATCACCTCGTTCCGCGGCAACGTGGTGTTCGCCCGCTTCACCCGTGGCCCGACCAGTGCCGGCTGCAAGCCGGAGGATCTGTGCTTCGGTCTGCGGCCGCTCGACGGCCGGCTCGACAGGTAACAACGGAGTTGGCCGCGTCGCCACCCTGGGGTGGAAGGACGCCCTTCTGCGAGGAGGGAATGGGGCGGACTCGCAGCCCCGGCGGCCAGCGCTTGCGCGGACATATGTCCAGAGCTAGAGAAAAGCAGGGGGGATCATGGTCACTGTCCGCTATGAGCCGTGGCGCTGCGCCAGCTGCAACCACGAAATGGATTCGGCGAGCCATCCGCTCGACGACGAGGCCGTGCCGAGCGAAGGCGACGTCTCGGTCTGCCTGCGCTGCGGCTATCCCCACCTGCTGAAGCAGGGGCAGTGGGTCGGTATCACCGACGACGAGCTGATCAGCCTTAGTCTCGAGGAGAAACGGGCGGTCAGCTACATGCAGCTCATGGTGCGCGAGTTCAACAAACGAAAGGATGGCCGATGATCAACCGCGTCCTCATCACCGAGCGTGGCTGGCCTGGTCACTTCATCCTGGGCAGCCGCTGCGTGTGGCATCGCAACACCCTGCTCGAGCACAAGGTGTGGGGCAGCCGGACCAAGGACGTGTTCGACGAATGGCGTCGCGTCGTCGTCTCGAGCGTCGGCCGCTGCTACATCGACAAGGAGAGCGACACGCCGATGATCCTCGGCATCGACGGCCGGGTCATGGAGACGATGGTCTTCCTGGCCGAGATGCAGCCGCCCTTCTGGGAGGCCAATACCAGCCGCCAGCAGAGCAAGCCCGACGGCATGGAATGGTGCTCGGACGACTGGAGCCATGGCGCCAGCGCTACCTACGAGCGCATCCACAACGCAACGGTCAAGTGGTGGGAGGGCGTGATGGGCGGCCTGGTCGACCGCGAATGGCACGGGCTCACCAAGCGAAGCGACGAATGAGCGACGACGTGGTGCCGCTGCCGTTCGGGCCGATCGCCATCCCGCCCGAGCTCGATGGCTTTGTGCTGGCGCACTGGAACAAGGCCTATCTGGCCTACTGCTTCGCGATGGGGCATGGCGATCCGCTGCAGCAGCTGATGGTCGACGCCCGGCGCTGGCCGCATCACGTCATGACCGGGTTCTTCGCCTGGTACCCGACGCGCTGGGCCGAGTTCATCGACCAGTTCGAGCCGCACTGGCGCGGCTGGGACAACGAGTATCTCGGCCATTATCGCACGCTGATGGACAAGCAGTTCACCAACTGGCTGTGGCGCCGCTTCGCCGCGGCCGAGCCACGGCCGGCCAGTGCATCATCAGAGGAGGATCACAATGGCTAACGAGTCTGTCTGGGTACCAATCGACGAGCTCAAGATCACCAAGACCAATGCGCGCAAGGACCACACTGTCGACAAGGCGCTGGTCGCCTCGATCGCCAGCGTCGGGCTGCTCTATCCGCTGACCGTCGATGCGGTCGAGGGCGGCAAGTGGGACGTCGTCGACGGCGCGCAGCGCCTGCTGGCGATCCGCCATGCCATCAAGGAGGGCCTGATCGCCGGCGAGACCTTTACCGAGATCGAGTGCCGCGTGCGTAACAACGGCGCGTCGACCATGCAGGGCCTCGAGGTGTCGCTGCACGCCAACCTACGCACGCCGATGCACCCGCTCGACGAGTGCGAGGCCATCCTGCGGCTCGCCAAAGAGAGCGAGACGAAGGAAGCGATCGCGCTTCGCTTCGGCAAGGACGAACGCTGGCTCGAGCAGCGCGTCAAACTTGCTCAGCTGGCCCCCGAAGTGAAGGAGGTCTTTCGTGAGGGCAAGATTGGCCTTGGTGCTGCGATGGCTTTCACGCTGGGGTCGGCCGATCAGCAAAAGGCCTTCCTCAAGCGCAACAAGAAGCTGGACGTGCACATCGGCCAGATCCACAGCGCTATGACGGAAAAGAAAATCAGCGCTGCCGTCGCCAACTTCGATCTCGCTCTCTACCCGGAAAAGCTGATCCAGCGCGACCTCTTTGCTGACCATGATCAGCCCCTCGCCGGGATCTGGCTGCTCGATGCCCGGAAGTTTGCGGAGCTCCAGGATGCGTGGGCGGCCGAGGAGGTCGAGAAGTACCAGCAGCTCGGCTACAACGCGGTGAAGGTGCTCGACCGCGACGACTGGCAGACCCTGCAGAAGTACGTCGAGTTTGAAGGCAAGGTTCGCACGCCCGAGCAGCGCGCCAAGCTCACGGTGTTTTTCAAGGCTGACCACCATGGGCACATAGAGGTCCACGAGAACATGGTGGAACGCAAGACCGTCGAGAAGGCGGCGGTGAAGAAGGCCAAGAACGGCGCGGCGGCCGACACCACCGAGGCCGAGCCCAAGCCGCTGAAGTGCACCGAGTGGTCGCCGGCGCAGCATGAGATCGTCAACGGGCTGGCCGCCGCAGCGCTGTTCAACCAGGTCTCGGCCGGCAAGGCGCCGCTCGCCCTGGTGCAGTATCTGGTGATCGCCCAGCAGTTCTACGGCGGCGGCTGGATCGGCTACAACGCGGTCGCCTTCGAGCACAACGGCAGCCGGGCCAGGTGGAAGCGGCTCGGCGAGGAATACGACGGCGAGGCCTTCGTCGAGAACGACGAGGCGCACGACAAGGCGCTGCGCAGCCGGCTCACCTACGAGGAGTTCTGCGAGCTCTCCAAGCCCAACCGCGAGAAGCTGTTCAGCCATGCGGTGGCCTCGATGATCGTGCCGCCGCCGGCCTCGCAGGTCCTCAAGAAGGGCCTCAAGGAGCTCGCCGGGCTGGACTGGCTGAAGCCCGGCAAGGACTTCTTCAAGCGCTTCCGCACCGACCAGCTGATCGACTACCGTAAGCGTTCGGGTGACAAGGAAGCCGGGCACACGCCCAAGAAGAAGGAGGCGCACGTGCTCGACTGTGTCGTGGCGGCCGATACCGAGGCCGGCTTCACCTTCGGCCTGATCAAGTGAACGGCAAGCCGCCCGAGGGCCGGCTGTCGGAGCGCGAGACGCTGGCCGATCTCGGCGACAACATCACGCGGGCCGCCGCCGACGCCATGTCGAAGGCGCTGGCGATGACCCAGGCGGCCAACGTGATGGCCGCCGCGATCGCCTTCCACGACTGGACATTAGTCCAGGACCAGAAACAGTTTTCGGCGCACGAAGTCGTCGGCTTCTTCCTGTCCTACGGCAAGTCGATCGTCAATCTGGACGACTAGCCGCTGAGCCGCGCACGCGGGCGGCCCGGCTGCGGTCGCCCTGCTTGTCCTCGAACATCTTGCGGAGCTCGAGCCGGGTGATGGCGATCTTGAGGTCGGTGACCTTGCGCTGGCGCAGCTCGTGCTCGAGCTTGGCGGCGGCGACCAGGGCGCCGACCGTCGGCAGCACGTGGAAGCGCTCGTTGGCGAGCGCCGTGCGGATCGAGGGCAGCAGCAGCTCTCGCGGAAACATCATCATGATGTTGACGTAGCCCGCCACCACCATGTCGTTGGGCCGCTTGCAGTTCATGATGGCGATCGCCGTGTCGAGCGCCTCGTAGGCCTCGTCGCGGGTGCAGCCGGCCTGGCGGACCAGGCACTCAGTGAGCACCGCCTGCAGGATCCAGTCGCCCGGCTCGGCGACCAGCCACTGCACCATTCCCGCCTCGCAGACCTGTCGTGCCCGGCGGAAAGCCACCTCGTACAGCCTTCGCTTTTCCGATGGCCCCAGCGCGTCGAAGCTCTGCTTGATCTCCTGCGTCATTCTTCCGCACCCGTGTCCAGTAGAGGGCAAGCATGAGCGCTTCGGCAGGACCATCCTGCGCGGGCGTCGCTGTGCCGTCGAACAGCTCGGCGCATCGTAGCGTGGCTGCCTTCTTGTCAGCCGGCACCTTGAGGTTTGCCTTCCAGGTCGCCGGGTGGACGACATGGACCGGGGCAACCAGGCGGAGCGACAGCAGGAGGCCGTAGTTGGTGAAGCTGGTGCCGCCCGACACCGAGGACTGGCCGGGCATCGAGGTCTGCTGCTCGACCACGATCTCCTCGACATGGTGCATCGTCGCCATCCAGTGCAGCGTCACGACGTCGACGTTCTCCACCACCTTGCCGCGCTTGCGCTTGTCGGCGCCGTAGCGGTAGCGCGTCACCGGCATCGGCCAGGTGCCGAAGTCGCGGCCGCTGCGGTAGATGCAGACGCCGCCCTTCAGCCCCGGGTCGATCGCCATGATGGTCATGCGGCTTTGCGCCGGCGCGGCTTGCCGACCAGCTCGACGCGCAGGCCGAGCGCGCCGGCCCACCGTTCGAGGCTCTCGGCGGTCGGGCTGCGCTGGCCGCTTTCCCACTTCGCCACCATGCAGTCGCTGACGCCGATCTGCTTGTCGAGCTCGCGCTGCGTGATGCCGAGGTCGGTACGGCGGCGGACCAGGGTGTCGATCTTCTGCTGGACGGCGGTGGACATGGTTCTCTCTCTCTCTTATGGACATATGTCGGCACTGTCGACAAAATCAAGAGCCTCGTTCTGTATCGTCGTCTCCAGGAGGAATAGGCATGGCATTGACAGAAGCTGAGCTGCAGAACAGGCGCAAATATATCGGCGGGTCCGACGCGAGCACCGTCCTGACAGGCGGTGCGAAGGAATGGGCAGCATTGCGCGCCGAGAAGGTTGAGGACAAGCGTCCATCGTGGGACGCCAAGACCCAGTTCCTGATGGATGTCGGGCAGGCGATCGAGCCGCTGACGCTCCGGGAGTTCGACAAGAAGATCCCGCTCGGCCCCAACAAGGGGCACACGGTGTGGAAGGACGATCCGATCCTGGCCTTCACGCCCGACGGCATCACCGCCGAGCACCACGAGGTGGTGCAGTGCAAGTTCCATTCGGGCGACCAGACCATGCTCGACCTGGCCGAGACCTACAAGGCGCAGCTGACCCACGAGATGCTGGTGACCGGCACCAGCCGGATGTGGCTAGCGGTGACCTTCGGTCACTACACGCGCTTCAACCACATGGAGATCCGCGCCGATCCGGCGTTGCTCGAGCAGTACCTGATGAAGGCGATGGAGTTCAAACAATACTGGCAGACCGGGGTGATGCCCGAGTCGATGGTCGACAGCGTCGTCAACTTCAACGTGCCGAGGAAGCGCGACCATGTGTGGCCGGTCGGCGACAACGTCGTCGGACCTTTGTGCACCGACATCATGGACAACATGGCGCAGGCGGTGATTTACGAGGACGCCCTCGACAAGATGAAGAAGATCATCAAGGTCAAGGAGTACACCGACTGCGGCTCGCTGACCTGGAAGAACGCCGAGGGCTACGGCGTCACCTTCAAGCCCGACTCCCGCGGCGCCGTGCGCTTCAACCTGGCCTTCCCGCCGCGCCCCAAGAAGGAGCGCAAGAAGGCGGCAGCGCGATGAACGACCACGACATCGTGCTCGAGATCCAGCAACTGCTCGACGGCACCGAATGGCAGGTCGACATGCTGGAGAAGATCGCCAGCCTGCTCGATGAGAACGGCTACAAGATCAGGGACATCGAGGCATGAGGCAGCCCGACCTGTTCCGCAAAACACCGACCGGCCAGCAGCTCAAGGCCGAGGCGCTCGACAGCTTCGAGCACCACGAGTCGAACTGGATGGCGCGGGCTCGCGCTCGCATGGTCGCGCTGTTCGAGGACCGCCGCGAGCTGTTCGGCAAGTACGCCGAGGTCTCGAGCGACGATGTATGGGACCTCTGCCCGCCGCCGGCCGACTGCCATCCCAGCGTGATGGGGCCGGTCTTCCGCGGTGGCCTGTTCGTGAAGACCGGCTGGCGAGCCTCGAAGCGGCCCAGTGCGCATGCGCGCATGATCTCAACCTACCGACTGAAGGAGTGAACATGGGACGAGTGAAGGAAGCCGCCAGCGCGGCCGCGACCGTCGACCGCATCAACGGACCCGAGCAGCTGAGCCCGATCGAGGAGCTCGAGGCGCGCTCGGACAAGAACCTGGCGCTGTGGCGCCTCAACGAGACGACCGATCCCGCCCACACCAAGCCGGTCAAGATCGGCAAGGACATGACGGCGATCGACACCTACTACCAGATCAAGCGGGCGACTGAGACCTTCGGGCCGATCGGCATCGGCTGGGGCTGGAACCTCGAGGAGGAGGTCGTCGAGGGCACCAGCAAGGACGGCCGCACGGTGTCCGTCGCCAAGTGCAAGGTGACGGTGTGGTACATCCCGCCGGGCGGCAGCGAGGACCAGCGCGCCTACCTCGGGCCGGTGATCGCCTGCAACCAGCTGGTCACCGGCTCGGGCTACGTCGACGACGAGGCCTTCAAGAAGGCGACCAGCGACGGCATCACCAAGTCGCTGAGCTACCTGGGCTTTTCGGCCGACATCTTCATGGGCCTCTACGACGACATGAAGTACGTCGCCAAGCTCAAGGACGACTTCACCAAGAAGGCGCAGGCGCAGTCCAACAAGCTGCCCGACATGCTGGTCAAGGCGGTGGCCAAGCTGCCCGACGTCAAGGACCTGCAGGAGCTCGACATCACCTGGAAGGCGCTGAAGCAGGATCTCAAGAAGCTTCAGCCCGCCCAGCTCGACTACATGAAGGCGCGCTTCGCCATGCGTAAGCGCCAGCTGGCGCCCGAGGATCCCGGTCCGGGCGAGCAGGCCGGCGACGAGAACCCGCCGCCCGAGCACTCGGGTGAGCCGACCGGCGACCTGCACACCGGCGGGCCGACGACCCAGCCGTGAAGGTCAAGCGTCGCCAGTACGATCGCAGCAAGGGGCGTGGTCTGCGCTTTCAGGACCACGCCGGCGAGCAGCATGGCCGGCTGCTCTGCCTGGAATGGCTGGGGCGCTGGAAGAAGCGCAGCTTCTGGCGCGCCCAGTGCGACTGCGGGCGCACCGTCGAGCTGCGCTGGCGCGCCGGCATCCTGTCGTGCGGCTGCCTCAACGAGGAGGCCGGCCAGATGCGCGACTTCCGGGTGCAGCGCATCGACGGCACGTGGGGCCACGTCAACGCCAAGCGCATCGTGCTGGCCGACGGCCGGCGCTTCGAGACGGTGCACGAGCTGGCGCAGTGCGTCGGTATCTCCGACAACGCCATGCACCACCGCCTCCACCACTGGCCGGCGGAGCGCTGGCTCGAGCCCGGCATGCCGCGGGGCCGCGGCGAGAAGAAGCACCGCCGCCGCATCATGGACGAGAAGCACGCGGCGCGGCTGACCCGCAAGCCTCAGCCGTGGGCTGTCGCCAACATCGCCAAAGCCAACGAAAGGAACCGCCATGCACGTGCCCGCGCCTCCCAACCTGCCGTTCGAGATCGCCCGTCAGCGGACGTTCGCCCTGGCCCATCCGGTGTACGACCCGATGACCCAGTTCCGCCCCGGTCATAGCTGGATGGTCGACGGCGAGCTCTCGGCCATGCTGTCGGTCAACATCGGCGACGAGTGACAGGTCTATGCAGCTGGCCGGCCCCTCTGGCACCTCTCGCTGGCGTTCCAGCGCGTCGGCGGCCCGCTGCCCGTGTCCCGGTGGGACCGCACACTGCGTCGCAAGGCCGAGCACATCTGCGAGAAGATCCTGCGCCACCTCGGCACCAACGAGTCGGTGATTCACGAGCCCGGCACGGTGGCGCCGCACTGGCGCAAGCCGCTGCGCCTCGAGGAGATCAACGAGCTGGCGCCGACGCCTGACGTGAGAAAGAGAAAGGGCCGGCCGTGAACAACAACTGGCTGGTGGCGGGCTGCATGGTGGCGCTGATGCTGCTGCTGCTCCTGCTGCTGCCCGACGATCCCTGGGTGCTGCCCGAGATGCGCGGCATCTCGACGACCCCCCACCTCGAGAGACGGTGAGCCTCATGGCGTCGATCTATGGCGTGATGGTCGAGTGCGTGAAGTGCGGCGAGCGCAGGACCTGGACGGCCGAGCAGCTGCGCAAGATCGACGGCCGGCCGATCTGCGGCAACTGCGGCGGCGAGGTCAAGCAGACCGGCAGCTTCATCGCCAAGGTCGCCAACCCGCGGAGGAAGAAGCGATGAGCGGGCAACGACAGTTCTCGTGGATGACCGAGTATCCCGACGGCTCGACCGGCGCGATCGGCGGGCTGATCCCAGGGCTTGGCCACGTGCCGATGCACTTCCGCAACCGCTCGACGGCGCTGCAGATGAAGCCGCTCGCCGAGTCGCACCGCAAGCTGTCGGGCCAGCGCGTCTGGCTACGGGTGTGGACCAGCTTCACCGACGAAGAGGACCTGCCATGACTGAACAGGAGGAAACCGCGAAGCGCGAAGCCAGAAATCGGCGTCGCGAAGCCGGCAAGGATGTTTACTGCACGCTGTGCGGCAAGGAGATCGGTGACTGGATCAACTGCTGGTGCCATGCCTCGAAATGGCGCGGTCGCGTGATGATGAAGGGTAATCTCGATGACCGCCCGTAGCTGCGGCGAGTGCAAGCTGTGCTGCTACCTGGTGCCGACGCCCGACATCGACCTGCCGGCCAACACGCACTGCCAGCATGAGTGCAGGAAGGGCTGCGCGATCTACACCAGGCGGCCGGTCAGCTGCCAGATGTGGTCGTGCAAGTGGCTGCTCGGCGAGGACGTCGGCTTGCGCCCCGACCGCTCGGGCTACGTCGTCGACATGATGCCCGACTTCGTCACCTCGGTGGACGACGACGACGGCCGGCAGAAGCGCTGGCCGGTCATGCAGGTGTGGGTCGACCCGGCGCGGCCCGACGCCCACAAGGCGCCGGCGCTCAGGCGCTGGATCGAGCAGCAGGGCCAGGAGCTCCGCATGATGACCATCGTGCGCTTCGGCAACGATGGCGGCATGCTGATCTGCCCGCCGTCGATGAGCGACAGCCACACGTGGGTCGAGAAGACCTCGAACATGCGCCAGGGCAAGCCCAACTCGGCCGGCGAGGTGGTGCGCGAGCTCGCCCGCCAGGGCATCGGCATGGAGATCGAAGTCGGCGACGACAACGCCACCATCAAGGTCATATCAGGGGGGCACGATGCAAAAGCGGGCGGTGCGGATCGAGATCCAGAACATCGAGGGCTACCTGGTGGCGGCGCTGGTGCTGCCCCACAAGTCAACATTGATCGCCAGCGTCCTGGAGCCGCCCCGCGAGAGCCCGACGCGCCAGCTGTTCCTCGACCTGTGCTCGGCGATGGTCGGTGAGATGATCCGCGAGTTCGCGCCCGACGCGACGATCGAAACCCGCATCATGGGGCAGGAAGGTCATGGCTAAGGTCACTGCGGCTTTCCGCATCGCCATGCGCACCACCGATGACGGCTGGTGGATCGGCCTGCTGGCGCCGATCGAGGGCTACGACGGCGCCCTCGAGATCGGCCGCATCCGGCGCTCGGCGGTCGAGGTCGAGAGCGTGCGCCGCCACTTCCTCGATGCTATGCGGCTCACCCTCGAGGCCATCCTCAGGAACAAGGGCATCCGGATCGCCGAATGGCAGGAGCAGATCCCGATGGGCGACAGCAAGGGACGGGCCTGAGCGTCAGCCGTGGCGTCTGGAAGGGACTGGCGCTGGCCCTGCCGGTCGCTGTGGCTTTCTGGTCACTCGGTTTCTTCACCACGCGCCTCGTGCTGGCCTGGCTCAGGAGCTGAGGCAGATTGCGGTCTTGCCCGTGTTGGACTTATGGGCATTATGACGTCCCGCCGGATGGCCGGCGTCACAACGGGAGACTTCCTTGAAGAAACTGCTTCTGTCCACGGTTGCGTTCTTTGCCCTGATGGGCATCGCCCACGCAGCCTCGCTGACCCTTGCCGTCGGTTCGAGCCAGACCGTCAGCCAGGGCACCTCGAGTGCGCAGAGCACCAGCAATGGTGCGGCTGCGATTGTCGGCCTGACCGCCGGCACGACGACCGGCGCAGGCCAGAATACCGGCACCGCGACGGGCACCTCGCAGACCACGCCGGGTGGCACGACCGGCACGGCCACCCACGCCAACACCAGCCAGACGCAGGCCAACAACGCTCAGTTCGCGATCGGCCTGGCGGCCAATGCGAGCGGATCGAACGCGGCCGGTGCGGGTAACTCGGGCGCGGCCACCACGGGCAACTTCTTCACCATCGTGTTGAGCCCGCTGCCCTAAGCCTATCGGGTGCTGCCGCCGCCCTCACGCTCGGGGGCGGCGTGTGGCGAAGGTCACTTCAACTCGGTCAGGACTCCCCCATCATGAAGGCTTTCTTGAGTTTCGCCGCGCTGGCCGTCACGGCCCTGGCGCTGCAGGCGCTGCCGGCCAAGGCGCAGGACCAGACTTCTACGTCGACCTCCGGCTCGACCTCGAGCTCGAGCTCGTCGTCGGGCTCGGTCTCGGGCAGCCGCTCGGGCTCATCGACCTCGGGCACGTCGGGCAACCAGCAGCGCAGCCAGCAGCGCGTCAGCAGCACGACCAACATCCCGATCACGCTCAACACCGTCGACCCGGCCGGCGCACCGGGCGCCAACGGCAGCAACGGCGGCGGCAGCAATGGAGGCGGCAGCACGCCGGGCGGCCCGACAGGCGCCCCCTTTTACGGCCAGTCCGACATCACCGTGCGCACCACGCCAACCGTGTACGCACCCCCCGTGTCGGGCGGCAATCCCTGTACCCTTGCCGTGTCGGGCGGCGTCTCGGTCATCGGCTGGGGCGCCGCCGCCGGCGGCACCTTCGTCGACAAGGACTGTGCCGACCGCCAGAAGATCGCGATGATCCACAACGCCGGCTACGCCAAGGCCGCCCAGGAGCTGATGTGCAACGATCAGGCAACCTACCTGGCGTTCCGCGGCACGCCGACGCCGTGCAATCCCAGGCCGCAGTTCGATGGCCCGCCAACGATGGCGCAGCAGCCAGCCCCGCCGATCGTGCAGCCGCAGCCGCTGGTCCCCCAGCAGACCGTGGTCAAGGACCGCACCAACCTGCCGCGCTGCAGCCGCACCATCACCGACAACTGCTACAGCTGATGACGGTCCGGCAGGGTCTGTGGGTCGCCCTGGTGCTGGCCGTGATCGTGCTGCTGATCACCACGGTCTATGCCCAGGCGCCCTGCCGCTACGTGCCGAACGGCTCGAACGTCACGATCGCCTGCGCCAACGGCTACTGGCAGACCATCACCCCGGACGGCGAGGTGTTCACCGGCAATGGCAGTACGGATCCTAGCGCACGGGCCCAAGGCTCCGGCCTGGTCATCAACCCGGCCACCGGCGGTCCGGCCATCGGTGCCGGCCCGACAGTCACGCCGCCGACCCAGCAGCTGCCCATGCTCGAGCCCTACCAGGCCCAGCAGTTCGGCTTTCAGCCCCGGCTCGACTGAGAGGTTGCCATGCTGTCCTGCATCGCAGGCGCCCTGCTTTGCAACGCCTCGGCTCATATGACAATTCCGGGACCGTTGGCCTATGCACAGCCCGCCCAGACCGGCTGGTCGTACACCGTGCTACAGCAGCCGGTGCTCGTGCAGCAGCGTGTCATCGTCGTGCGACGAGCCTGAGTTCCCTCCCCGGCGCTCTTTCCCAGAGTCCCACCGTCGGGTGTCTTGCCGGCAACACTCCCCATCTCACCGGCAAGCAAACGGGCCGCCCTGCACCCACAGGACGGCCCGTTGTCGTTGGTGACCTAGCGGCGCTGCGGCGTCGGCGTCGGCGCCGGTGCGGTCGGCGGCAGCGGCTGGCCCGCGACAGGCGGTGCGCCGGACGGCGGCAGCGTCTGGTCGGGTGCGCCGGCCGAGCCGGGCGGCAGGCCCTGGTCGGGACCGACTGGCGGCTGCGGCGGCAGGCCCTGGTCGGGCGCGCCACCGGGCGGGATCGGCGTCGGCAGCGGGCGCGGCGGCGGCGAGCCGGGTGCGATCGCCGCATAGCGCCACATGCCGGCCTGATCGCGCACCAGCACCAGGTAGTAGCCCGGCAGCATCACCGGCGGGCGCTCGCTGGGCAGCGTGTTGTCGGGGATGCCCGAGCTGCCATGCGAGGGCAGCTGACCGGGATGGGCGCCACCGTGGCTCGGCAGCTGGCCGGCATGAGCACCGCCACCGACGCCATAGCCCGGATCGACCGGACGACCGCCGCCCGGCAGGCTGTGGTCAGGACGCTCCGACGCATCGAGGAAGTGGATGTGATAGAGGCCGCTCTCGCCCATCGGGCGGATCGTTGCAAGAGGCATGTCGAGGTCTCCTTGTGCGCGGGGGGTCACCGAACTTTTGTCCGGCAGCCTGTCCTACGCTCTATGGCAGGCCGGTCCTAGTCCCCCCGTTGTCGATCGTCAGCGTCTGATGGCGCGGCGTGCCGGCACTGAGGCCGAGATGGATCCAGCTGTCGTACTCGTAGATCAGCTGGTCAATCTCGAGCGCCACCAGGTGCTTTTCCAGCACGTGGCAGATCTCGAGCGGCGAGCCGGCCATCGGGCAGGTCCAGTCGGCCGCCAGGCCTGAGCAGTGCGCGCTGGTCGACGAGCCACCGACCGCGGCATTGAGCTCAGGGCCGCGGTAGCCCGACGAGATCAGGATCGGGTTGCCGCCCAGGATGGTGCGGACCTTCTCCATGATCGCCGCGGTGTGCTTGAGATTCTGGTAGGCGGCGTCGTCGGGCACGTTGGGAATGCCCTCGCGGGCCGCAGTCTGCGACGCCGTGAACTCCTCGAGCGTGAAGTGGGGAGAGAGCATGACAGCCGGCATCACTTGTCCTTTCGGTTGAAGCCGCTGGCGAAGGCCAGCGCGGCGGCCAGGGCGCCGGTCAGCAGGCCCGACAGCCGGTCCTTGGGGTCACACACGATGTCGGGGTTCTTGACGATGGTCTCGAGGTACCACAGGCACGACAGGATGCCGACCACGACGACGAAGCACTCGACGCCGAGGATGGCCGCGATGAGGTAGAAGCAGGCCTTGACGGGATCGAACGGCGGTTTGTCCATCGCATGGTCAGAGCTTCATGATCGTCGTCACCGCCCGGGTGGGCTGCATGTTGTTGTGCGCCGTGCCACTGCCCGTGGTGTCGGTCTGGCCGGTGATGCTGGTCGCCGCCAGGTTCTCGGTGGTGCCGCTCACCGAGGCATTGGTGCCGTCGCCGTAGGTGCCTCGCGGCGTGATGGTGCCGCCGGTCGCGTTGGCGCCGCGGGTGATGCCGTGGCTGTGCGCCGGCATGGCGAGGTTGCCGTTGTCCGCCCGGTGAAGATGCTGCGCCAGCTCGGCGATCGTTAGCGGATGCGCCGACTCGCCGGCCGCCACGCCGATCGTGTAGCCGGGCGCCCGGTTGGACGCGGTGCCGCCCAGGTTGTCGGCACTGATCCGCGTCATGCCGCGGAAGTCGAGGCCGCCGATCGTCTTGTTGGCGGCGAAGTCGGCCGCTGCACTGGCGCCACGCCCGCCCGGCAGCACCGGGGCAATGGTGTTGGTCAGCGTCCACAGGTGGGCGAACAGGTTGGCGCAGTCGGCATGAGCGCGGATAGTGCCGCCCGAGGCGGCGTTGCCGATGGTGCCCTGGATGGCCAGCACCCAGCCGGTCGGCGCGGCGACGTTGCCCGCCAGGTCCTTGAGCTCGCCGGTGAAGAACGCAGCAGTCGACAGCGCCGCGGCGATCGCCGCCTGCACCATGGCGGTGGTGGCGATCGAGGTGTCGTTGTCGGCCGTCGCCGGCGTCGGCGCCGTCGGGTTGCCGGTGAATACCGGATCGGCGAGCGGCGCGTAGGCCTGGTCCTTGACGAACTTGGTGGTGGCGATCTTGGTCGAGTTGTCGCCGGCCGCTGCCGTCGTCGTGGTCGGCGCGCCGGCCAGCCCGACGTCGGTCTTGATCAGCGGGTTGGGATAGTTGCTGCCGACCAGGTCGCCGCCCGCCGGACCGCTCGGCACGGCGCCGCCGATCACCGAAGCCACCGCATCGGTCACGAACTTGGTGGTCGCCAGCGTCTGGTCGTTGGCGTGCGGTGCCGAGGGATTGGGCGCCGTCGGGTTGCCGGTCAGCGTCGGCGAATCGTTGGGCGCGGCACCGATCTCGCCCGGCGTCATGGCGAACTGGGCGGCCGCCGTGACGCGGCCCTTGGCGTCGAACTGCACGGTGATGCGCAGGCCGGAGCCGCCCATCGTGCCGGGGACGATGATCGGCGCCAGCACCGGGTTGGGATAGGTGCCGACCAGGTCGCCGCCGGCGGCGCCGAGCGGACCGAGCGCCTGCACCGCCTTGACGAAGGCCGTGGTGGCGATCGACTGGTCGTTGTCGGTGGTGACCACCGTCGGCGCCCGCGGATCGCCGGTGAACAAGGGCGAGTCCTTGGGCGCATAGGGCGTGAGGTCGGGCACGCCGGCGCCGACCACCGCTTCCATCTGGGCCAGGGTCACGTTCGACTGGGTGAGGTTGCCGCCGGCGTTCCAGGCCAGCAGCTTGTTGGCGCGCACCGCGATCAGCCCGGCCGTCACCGTCACCGGGGCCTCGCCGAGCGGCGTCTGCAGGGCGCGCAGCGTGAGCGGCGAGTCGGGCGAGGTACCGCCGCCGCCACTGTCACCGCCGAAGTCAAAGAGCCGGCGCTGGAAGTCCTGCAGGCACATGACGTAGCGGTTCATCTCGGCGTTGAGCGACAGCCGGTCGAAGTAGCCGGTCAGCGGGAAGTTGCTGAGGCGCTCGATGAAGGTATTGCGGAAGCGCGCTACCGTGCTGTTGCTGATGTTGAAGGTCAGATAGACGTCGCCGTTGGTGTAGCTGCCGTCCTCGTTGGCCGTGCCGAGCACGGTGTACTGGCTGCCGTAGACCAGCGTCGACCACGTCGCCGAGCCGTCGGCCTGGGTCTGCACGATGATCTCGCCCAGGCTGGTAAACGGGAAGTCGATGTGGAACGGCCCGGCGTTCGGCGTGCTGCCGACGTGGCTGGTGACGCGACCGTCATTCGGCGGGATGGTGGGCTGCATTATGAGGCTCTCTTTCTCGTGTCGCCCGTGCCGTAGATCGCATCCATCAGCGGATCCGTGTAGGGCAGGTTGCCGCCCGGCGTGAGGGCTCGCCAGTTGCGCGTGGTCTGCGCCGTCGGATGGTTGTGCAGGTAGTCGTTGGCGATCGACAGCACCCGCGCACTCTGCCCGGCGGTCGGTCCGCCCAGCGTGCCGGCGATCTGCTGCAGGTTGGGCGCCACCGGGTTGGCAGCACCCATCATCGGCTTGGCGCCCAGACGATGGCCCGACAGCGTCTCGACGGCGCGGTTGATGTCGGAGAACCAGCCGAGCACCGAGCTGCGGTCGATGGCGTCGATCAGCACCGCCGGGGCCGGCTTGTCGAACGTCGACTTGTCGTAGAACAGCTGGCTGCGCACCTCGTTGAGCAGCATGGCAAAGCCGACCGCCGCCGCCGCACCGTACCAGAACTGGTTGCCGCCCTCCTGCAGGCCCGAGTAGGCGCCGCGCACCAGGCTGCCCATGGCGAAGCTCTTGTACTGGCCGATCAGGCTGCCCCATTCGGTCGAGATCCAGTTCGGCCGGTCGCCGATGCCGGGCGTCGGCACGGTGCGGTTGACCATCTGGTTCATCGCCGAGCGGTAGACGTCGCGGGCATAGTCGTCGGTCCATGCCAGGGTGTTGGGCATGGTCAGCGCATTGCCGCCCGAGCCGAAGTCGACGCCGTGCACGTTGAGCTGGATGGCGATGCGCTTGCCGATCGTCTCGTCGATGCCGACGGCGGCGAAGCGGCCGCGGTCTCGTTCACTGAAGCGGATGTCGGCCAGCAGGTCGAGCAGCACGTGGTTGACGCGCCCGCCGATCGACAGCCGCGCCCATTCCTTGTCGATCTGGTTGACGCCGTTCAGGCCGTTGGCGACGAACATCCAGGCGTTGGCCTTGTTCATGCCGTTCTCGAAGCGGCCGCGGCTGCCGAACATATCGCCGGTGTCGGCCGCCGCCATGGCGCGCACGTTGAGCTGCAGCTCCATGCCATTGCCCTCGAGCTCGAGCTCGGCTTTGTTCATGCGCAGGATGGTGGCGCGGCTCTCGCTCATCAGCGACTTGAAGCCGTAGCCGTACATCGCGTCGAGGCCCTCGGTCATCAGCGGCCGCACCAGATCGCCCAGCGCGCTGATGCCCGACATGCCGAGGATGGTGAGGTTGTTGAACTGCTTGGCCATGCGGATGGTGCGGCTGTCCCAGCGGTGCGGGTCGGGGCTGGCGCCGTAGGTGCCGTAGTATTTGTCGCGCAGCGCCTGGGCGTCATAGAGCGCGGTCTTGAGCTGGGCGGCCAGCAGCTTGGCCTGCTCGGTGACGACGGCTGAGCCGGCGTTGGCCGCCTCGATGGCAGTGCGGTAGTCGCGCTCGATCTCGGCCATCTGCTCGGCGCCGTCGAGGCTGCCGAAGCGCTCCTTGAACTCGATGGCGCGGCCCATCTGCTGGATGTGGTAGCGCGCCAGCACCTCGGAGTCGTTGACCAGGAACTCCTTGACCATCTTGTCGGGGATGGTGAACGAGCGGGCGTAGGCCGAGTCGGGCGCCGCCACCGACTGGAACAGCGCCGCGGCATCGCCCCGTTCGAAGATCGGGTTCTGGTGACTGAGCTGCTCGTGCAGCTGCTTGGCGATGCGCACCGCCTCGGGCGTGTCGAGGCTGCCGCCGGCCTTCGACTGGAGCCACCCCGTCACCTTGGTGACGAAGGCCTCCTCGTTGTCCAGGAGCTTGCCGGTGTCCCACAGGCGCGGCCGGTAGCTCGCCGCCGTGCCGTTAAGCAACGGACCGTTGGCCTTGAGGTCGTCGAGCTTGTTCTGCATCTGCTCGAGCTTGAACTTGGCGTCCTCGGTGCGGGCGATCAGAGCCTCCTCGGCATCCCGCGTGCGCGACGGCGACCACTTCTCCCGCGCTGCCTGGGCGGCGACTTCCTTGGCCTCGCGCTCCATGGCGCGCACGCCGGACTGCGCCTTGTAGAGCGCTTTCTCGTGGGCCTCCTGGAAAATGTCGGCTTCGAGAGCTCTCTCTTTCGCGTGGTTGTAGATATTGGCGCGGTCGTAGCCCGCTGCCTGGTTGACGTAGGGCGTAGCGGCGTCGGAGAGCTCGTCGCGATCGCCGTTGTTGAGCGCCTCGGCGACGCGGATGCGGAACTGCTCGTAGCTGAGCGGCCGTTCGCCCGGCGCGAACCTGTCCTTGAGTGCCGTGCCGGCCTGCTCGCTGACCCGCTTCCAGTCGGACCGTCCGGTGATGTCGACCTGATCGGGCGCCGGCGCGCTGTGGCCGGCCGCGGCCTTGCGGTAGGCCGACCACTGGTCCTGGGTGTGGCGCAGCGCGTCGACCAGCCGCTTGTGCCAGTTCATCTGGTAGATCGTCTCAACCGGCGGCAGGTTGGCGATGCCCTCCTTGTTGCCGACGGTCTGCAGGGCGCCGGTGCTGGCGAGATCGGCGACGAAGCGCATGGCGGCGACGCTGGCGCCCTGGAAGGCGCGCACGATCGGGTTGAGCGGCAGGTGCTCGAGGCCGATGCCGGTCGGGGCGAGGCGGCCCTGGGCCAGCAGCACGCTCTGCTGGTAGGCGACGCTGGCCGGGCTGAGCGCCGCACCGACGCTGCCCGGCTGGTGGGCGCCCTCGACGGTCTCCTCGACCCTGGGATCGGGCACCACGTTGCCGTGCTCGTCGACCCTGAGCGGCCCCTTGTAGGGCGCCTCGGCCTCGGGCAGCTCGCCCGGCCGGAACTCCTGGTCGACCAGCCGGGCGCTCGGCTGGAAGCGCTTGACGCCGTCGACTTCGGCCACCGTCCACACCTTGCCCGAGGGTGTGTTCAGGCGGTGACCAGTTTCGAACTCGGCGGCCGAGCGCGACTGGCCGTTGAGTACCAGCTCGCGGGCGCCGGCGGCGTCGTCCGGCAGGTCGTGGTTGAGGCGGCCGACCGAGGCCGGGCGGCTCACCACCGGCGCCTCGGTGAAGCCGGCGTTGGCCGGATTGGCCTTGTGCTCGGCCGTGCGCATCGGCCCGTAGTCGGTGTTGAGTGCGCCCGGCGCAAAGGCCCCGCCATTGGAAGGAGGATAGGACGGGCCGGGCTCCTCGATGCCGCCGGGACGCGGCCCCTC